TTGAACGCAAGGCTTTTCTAAGGTCTTGCATAAATTTTTTGTCTAATTTTTGTTTACTATCTTTTGTAGTTCCTATGAAATTTTTGACATTTGTTCCTGAGACTGGCGGTTTTACTATTGAAAAGTCTCCTTGATTATGACCATAACCATATTTTTTAATAGTCATAGAGTTTTTATTGCTTTTTAGCCCTTTGTACATATTACCAGTGTTATAAAGTGCTTGTTGACCTGCACGATATGACTTAGTGCCAAGTTTTAATGCCTTACCATCAGCCCCAACCCCTTTATCTATGTTATCTCGTGTACCTTGAACTGTATCTTGAGCATAGCCAGATGTATAATCACCAATTATGCTATCCATTTTATTAGCAAGTTTGTTAAAATCAAAATTAACTGATATTTCTAATTTCATCCCAGAAATTCTCTCCTAGTTCTTTTGCATCTAAGTATCGTTCAGTATTCTCAAGAATGGCACGTTCAGCCTGCTCTTCTGCCCATTGTTCAGGATTTTCTATTACCCTACGCAAATGACCATCAAGTTCAAACTCTACATTATTTATCTTGTCCAACTCCCTTACGGATTTGAGTAAATACTGAGTCGGTGTTTTCTTTTTCATTGATTTTCCTATTGGCATCTATTAGTTTCTGGGCTTGCTCTGTCGTTAAGTCTTTGTTTTCACGCACCATTATCTTTGCTCTGGTCATTAGGTTATGTTTAATGTCAAATTCGTCTTTAAGGATTTGGTCTTGGACTGTTTTAGGGTATTCAACCTCTTGGAAATCAACGCCAAACTCTTCAGGAAGAGCAACTCCATTGTATTCAGCAATAGAACGCTCTACATTATAGAACTCTTGCTCATACATTCTCCAGAGTGCTATATCATCATAATAATCTTCTTTACGTTCCATATCTTTAATCATTAATGAAATACCACTAGGCACTTCACCACCAGACTCAGCCCATTGAATCCATAAGTGGTTATTAGATGCCACAAGTTCAATTTGGAACTTAATATTATCGATGGCTTCTTGAATATTCCCACTTGGGCTTGTTATATTGTATGCTCCATCTTCTCCCATATCTAAAATAGTATTTGAACCAGCCCTTAACATACTTTGGTCTGCTCTAAGTCCTGTAACCCACGGCTGACCAAACATATTAAACCTCATTCCTAAATTCATTTCAGTTAAGGCAATATTAACTTGTTCATTACAATTAACTACGTCACTAGCACCCTCAACGAAAAAAGAATCAAGTTGGTCTTCTCTATGGGTAAAAACAAAAGGCAAAACCCCATAAGGGTTCTCAACTTCTTCAATCATCTTCCCATCTTCATTCATAATCCCATATTTATCCATATCCCAGTATTCCCATTGGAGATTATCGGTATTAGATAGGTCAGAGGTGTTATTGAGCAAAGGATAGACAATAGCAGTAGGCTCAAAAGGGTTTTCATCAAAATATGTTTCAAAATAGTAAATTGGACGATAATCGAATGTATCATTTACCCAGTATACACGATTGGCAATAGTTCCAACTAAACGAGTCATCCTTTCAGAGTGTTTCATTCGCACATCTTTGGTAGGAGTGAGTTGCATATATCTTTCACTCGCATCGCCTACATTTCTATTAGCCCCTAGGCTATATATTCTACTAATCTTGTTAATGAACTTTCTTGTAAAGTTTGTAACACTTGGCGGTATCTCTTGGAATGCGTCTCCACTAAAATAGTTACCTATGTATTGTTCTGTTGATACACCAGAGTAGTAGTCGAGATGTTTTCTTATCTCATTACGCCTTGCATGAGACATCATCAATTTAGTCTCTAATAGTTTATCCTTTAGCATTTTTTGAATCATCTTTGAATCCTTTTCATTTCTTGGTTTCTCATTGGGAAGCGATTAAGTATAAAATACCTAAAGGCATCATTCCCGTGGTCGTGGTATCCATCTTTATGAGGTTCTTCTTTAATTGGTTTACCTTCTTCTGTTTCTGGATACCTATATTCTTCAAAATCCTCTATCATATCAGTACATCTTTTGTCAACGTGGACTCGTCTAACACCATCAGCACTTTCAAAGAATCCTCTTGTGTAAGCAACGCTATTAACAATGTTTCTACTAATCCTGTCTCTTGTAGATAATATCCCAATCCCACTGCGTCTGAAAATTTCCATATCTCCTCTTCCAGATTGACCTTGCACATTTGAACCAGCAGGGTCACCATAGTAAGACATAATAGGGTATCCTTTTGTCTTAATCATTTTGATTAAATCTTCTGTTTTTATATCTTTTTTATGTAGAATAGTGTCAAATATTCTAATATGTTCTATATCGTCTTCCCAATAAGTTTGCAAGAAAAGAACTGCGGGTTGACGATAACCGAAGTCGATTGAGCAATATGTGGGCAAGTCTGGGTCGTAAGGGAAGTCTCCAACGTCTAAATCTCTATGAAAATTCCACACTTTGCCCTCGAATACAGAAAACTCTGCTCCAAATTCTTGCCCAAAAAGTTCTTTTGACATATTTCTTTTTCGCTCAATTATTGCTGGGTCACTCAATCCCAGTGGAAATTCATATTGATTTACCCAAGATGGAGAAGTATGACTTTCCCATAGCGGGTCATCTGACCCAAGTTTAAATAAATCATATATCCAGTTTCTTCCCTCTGGGGTAGTAATAAAGATAACTTTTCCCTTTCTCCCTGCTACTGTTGGAGATAAATACATATCCCAAATCTTTTTATTCATTTTGGCAACTTCATCAATTACAAGTAGGTCAAGACCTTCCCCTACAAGACTTGAAGGATTGTCAGCAGACATCCCTTCTACTATAGTACCCCACTTAAAGCGGATATACATATCTTTTTCTGATGCCTTATCAATATCGTCAGGATGACCAATGACCATCCTTTGCCAAATCTCACGAAATATCAAACGAGCTTTCTTATACGACATCCCAACAACCCAAATACGTTTATTGGGTTGAGATGCCACATAGGTGGCTTCCATCGCACTTGCCCAAGTCTTACCAAATCTTCTCCCACAAACAACAACTTGAAATCTAGCATCACTCTTTTCAGGAAAATGTAAGGGCAACTGACCATTATGCGGTTTGTAACCTAAATATTCAAACCACTTTCTTTTAAATTCGTAATTTTTTTCTTGCATTAGATTACTTGACTAACTTACATTATAGCATAACTTTAATGCAAGACCAATTCTTGCATAATTTACTAACTCACTAAAGAGGTAAAAATGTCTGAAGAAAAGACCATCGAAACAGATGTAAAACAGGAACCCGTCACTAAAGACGAAAATAATGTACCAATTTCAAGATTAAATGAAGTTATTTCAGAAAGAAATGAACTTCGCAGTTCTCTTGAATCTTTTAAAACAAAAGAGGAAGAAGGTAGAAGAACAAAACTTCAAGAAGAAGAAAAGTGGCAAGAGTTAAATGCCGAACTTATAAAGCAGATTGACTCCTATAAGCCTTTTAAGGAAAAATGGGAATCAATGGATGTGAAACTTCGAGAGGTTGCTTTATCTCAACTTCCTGAATCGAAACGTGAAAAATTTGCCAATGTCGAAACAGAAGTCCTTCTTAGTATCGTGGAAGAGTTTGCAGAAGTAGAAAAACAAAACCCTCCCGACAGAAAAGGGACAATCCCAACTAAAAACACTATGGATTGGACTAATATGTCTGGAGAAGAGCGAAGAAGTAATTGGAATACGATATTGGAGTCATACATAAAGAGGTAAAATAAATGGCTAAACATTATCAAGGTAGTCCTGTAACGACTACAACAGACCAACATTTCATACCAGAAATTTGGGCTGATGGAATCTACAAATACTTCGAGAGAAAAACAGTCTTTCGTGGCTTAGTAGATGACTACTCTGCTTTAGTAGCGGGAAAAGGTTATGGCGATGCAATTAACATTCCTGAAATGAGCATCGTAAGTGCTTCAGACAAAAGTGCTGGTGCAGACGTATCTTATGACGCTACTGCAACCACAACAACACAGCTATCAATCAATAAACACAAATATGTCGCAAAATTATTTGAAGATGTGGCATTAATTCAAAGTGAGGCGGATTTAGTAGAAAAATACGCTAGGATGATGGGTGAGGCTCTTGCTCGTCAAGTTGATGCTGACATATGGGCAGAATTAGATGGTCTTAATCAATCTCAAGACCTTTCTGCT